AGTTCGCGCAGGTAGTCATACTCGATCGTGGTAAAGTTCCAGCCGAAACAATCCCAGCGTTGCGCGTCGCCCAAGGTCCACGGCTCTTCCGTTCCGCCCGGGAATGCGAGCGCATGCAGGGGCAGCCCACGGTACAGGGCGCCGCACTTGAGCATGACGGTGCATCCCCAAGCCCGGTGCGGTACCGAGTATAGCCCGAACCAGACCGCATCCTCCCATCCATGCTCCTTGCCTTGAGAGCAGAACTGGCGGTCCACCATGACGTACTGATGGCGCGGTAGGTTTGCTGCGAATGTCATTTGCGGTCCATCCACATTGCCAATAGCGCAACGCCAATGGCGAACATAAGCATTTCGTTTGGTCCTATATCAATCATGTAGTTTTAACTCCGATAGGGGGTTGAGATTGGCGTGCGGCACAAAGAAGCAGGGCGGGTGCTGGCTGAACCTGTACTCATCCTTCTTACCATCCTCGGCGTGAATCCATCCATGAATCGTATAGTCCGGGCAGCGGCCGGATACTGACACTACAATCCCGGTGTCGTCCGGTCGGATCTTGAGATCCTTCCGGCTCGACCACCGTACCTCTAGGTTCGTGTTCTCGATGTCAGGCACATGAAACGTGTTGACCCCGAATCCCCAATAGATCCCAAGCGTCTTGGCAACCGCAAGCTCTGCGTGCGCGGCTTCGATATGGTACCCCCATAGCTCGCCAACCACCTTCTCGGGGAAGCGTGGGTTACGGCGCATATGGCTCGCTTCCGCATTCCTGCGCATGCCAACGTATCCTGCGACCAGAATCTCGTTGGCGTTGAGCGTGACGTTTATCTCCATGCCGGCCCTGTGATCCATGCCACCAGCGCCCAGCGCGTACCGAGCAGTGGTGCCTTGGCCTTATGCTTAATCCAAGACGGGAAGAAGTTTGCCGACCCCTGATGCGTTGACTTCTCCACCCCATGCCAATCCGCCTCGACGCATAGCCCGCCGCCGACGTAATCATCCGGCCGTGACAGGTTCACGACGCAGGTCATCTTGCGGTCGCTTCCGTCGTAGGTATCGAAATGCCACTTAAACTTCTGGAGCGGCCGGTACCTAAGCACCTGCAACTGCTGCATGTCCGATATATCGAACCTGTAGTGTTCCTTGTTAACCTCGGATACAACCGCTGCCAGATAATTGTAGACCCACTGGAAGTGCGGCGACTTGGGCAGCCAGCATGACGCGCAGGTGCGGGTTCGGCTTGTCACCCGGCTGCCGTCCTTGGCAAGCACGGGCGCCCGGGTCATGCCGATGATCTCGGCGTCGCGGATAATCATCTCGCACTGCGAGCGGGTAAATACCTCTGGGACCGTTACGGCCGTTAGGATTTTTTGCTTAAACGTTTTTTCTGTTTGCATTTGTTCTTCCTTTCAACGTACTCAGTCAGAAGCTGCTTAAGTGCAATGCCGGCGAGTTCATCACGGTTATACTTAATCATGTTGAAACCGAATGCTGCCAGCTTATCTGCGGTAACTTCATCAATGTCGAATTTCATCTCGACCATCTTGACCTCACGATCGCCTAGAAACTTTATCTGTCCCAGTTTTTCCATTGCTCTCTTTCCTCCTTAATTCTGTCAAACAACCAAAACAAAAACGCTGCCCCGGCCAAAACAAGCGATAGCGCAACCGAGAACGCAATAATCAGCGCGGCAATGTTTACGGTCATCTCGAGTATGGTTTTAATTAGTTCCATGATTCTTCTTTATTACACGATTGAGGGTTGCTTGGTCAATATCTATTCCGGCCACCTTGCACCAGAACAGGATCACGCCATTGGAGAAATCGTCCACAAGCTTCCTGACAGACTCAACTCTGCGGTAGCAGTTGCAGTCCCTGACGTTTTTGCTTCTTGCTCCTGTGGGTTGTATCCCATTCAGGATACCTCGTCTCTGTAGCATCCTTATGTCATCGATTGCGCGGATGACTATCTCGCCGGCAAGCTGCTGGATTCTTGCGTCGTAATCACCGGATGTTAATTGCGTCGAGACCATTTCTTTTTCTTCCCCGAGCGGTCCTGACACCAGACCGCATACATGTTCCATAATTCTGCCGCATCCCTAGCGGCATCCTTTGTGTCAAAAACGTCATCGATCGGCGGCAAGCCGTTTGGGGGTATCGCGCCCCACAACCTTGGACCAATTACATTGCCCATGATGGTCTCAAGCCTGTACTTGCCGTTGGCCTGAACCACGCGCACCGGGGTCATCGGATCTCTTCCTCAAGCTTCTTAATGTCCGCCTCAATCTGTCCCCTAAGCTTGTGCATGTCATTCGACTGTCCCGCATAGTGAATCATATATGCGTCATGGTAGCGGTTAAGACCGAAGTGCTGCTCAACGCTGGTCATGCAGTTGTAGACCGGGTCAAGTTCCTGAAGATCAAGATCGCATAGGTGTGCCATGATGTTCATCCATGTCTGCTCGGCAAAGTGGTTGGGGAACAAACCGATGGGCGGCTGGGCGAATATCCCGGCCACTTCTTTTGTTGCCACAAAGACACCCGTGTTAACGTAGAACCTTGGCTCGATCTTGTAACCAAAAGCCTTGGCCAGTGCCGTCATTCCCGGCTTGCGGTCAAGGTATGATCCCTCGTCGAAAGCGCAGAACTTATCTACATCCTTGGAGATGTCCGGGCAATCCAACGCAACCAGCACATCGGCGTCAAGGAAGGTTACGACATCGTAGCCCTTGGTCGTCATGAGGTGCGGTATGATCAGCTTGCTGTACTGCACCGGATGCGCCAGCGGCTTCTCGATGGAGATAAAGTCCTGTTCGTGCCGCTTGCAGTAAGCCTCAATGCGCGGTCTGGTCAGGTTTAAGACCTCCAGCCAATCGTCCCCGAAAGCCTGCGTGACCACAACTTTCTTCATGCCACCTCGCAAAGTTGTTCGTCGGCTTCCTCCATGAGAAGCTGCTCGGCAAATTCCAGCAGTTCCGGCTCGGGGTTGGCGATGTCTGCGTCACCGTGGCAAACCGTGATGCGCGAGATTGACATATCGTAAGGCACGTCCGCCATGACGTGTTCTCGGTAGCCCTGCGGCCCGATGTCAATGCGGTGCGTCTTGTAATCGCAATCGCCCCATGCCGTGACTTCGCGGCCTCCCCAGATGAATGTTACTTTGATGTCCTCTATTTTCTTCATAGTCGTGGTACCTCTTTCTTTACTTGCGCCCAAGTAAACAGTGCGCGGACCAGCGCCCTTTCAAGGTGATCCGCAGCCGTTTCACCGTTGTTGTCCGGGCAAGGCGTTGACTTCTGCAACTGCAACATGGCCGTGGACAAGTGACGCATAGCGCGACCTATATGGTAATCATGCACCGGCTTGTCAACATTAAACCACTCTCCATACGCGGATTTCTCAGAGCCTTTGCCCATAACTCGCCAGACAATATCTTCTGCGGCCTTGCCAAGTTCTTCGATGGTTGGTGGCTTCATTTTAATCTTCTGACCGTATTTTCAAATTTAATTATTTTCTCTCTCAATGCCCTAGTTTCACCAACTAGCCCAAGCTCATCTGATAATGACTTATTTAATGAGCTATACATATTTTCCATATTCGCCAGATATTTCCTATCAAATGCGGACTCAACATTTTTTATCATATCCTGAAATCTTGTCTCAAGTTCTTTTATTTTTTTATCAAATCTTTTGTTTTCATCTTGTATTATTTTTGTAAATCTTTTTCCAAGATTTTTAACTTCTTTTTCAGAATACAAAAATTCATCATTCATTTCTTTTATTTCAAATTTCATAGTTTCATCCCCGGTGGTGTGTATTGCTTTACCCAAGCCCATACTTTGAGTAAAGCAGAAAATGCTTGGTAGGCTTCGCAAATCTCCCGCTCGTCCCAGATCCTTGTGACAATCTTCTCTGGATCATTCGCGGCCAATACAATCGAAACGCAACCAACGCTGGTATCGCCCAGCGCCATCCTATAAGCAGCCAATTGCGCCACGTCCGTCTCGAAAAACGGCTCATAGCGATCGTTTACCTTGCGGTTCTTTAGATCGATGATGCAGGTGCCGACACCATTAAGATCCACCAGCGCATCGCACCTGCCGGCATACCCGGCCCCGACCAGCGCACGCTCGCACCAGTGCGTCTTGGTCACATTCTCGGCGGCCCACTCTTTGAATGTTTTGATATAGGGCGCCATCCGCTCATCCTTGGAAGTCTCCTGACCCATAAGGATCTTTTCCATTTCCTCATGCATGCGGGTTCCATGCTCGGCCGCCTTGGTGGTCTGCTCCTTGGACGCTTTGATCACTCGCTTGGCGTAGCTCTCCAGCGATTCGTCCGGCTCCCTAGCGATATTGATGGACGCCAATAGCACCTGCTCCATCTGCCAGTTGGCAAGCTGCGGTTTTGCCATTGCGGCCAGAACCGACGTCACGCTCGGGTAAAGTCCAAGCTTCCTTGCGTCGCCGACGGTCGTGTTGCGCTCCAGACCGGTCTTGCCAATGATTACATGAGCCGACTTGCCATCGGCATTATACCAATGACCCGCTTGGTCCGTGAAGACCAAGCGGGTTTGGTTTGGCTCTTTCTGTGAAAAAGTAAGAGCCACTAGATTAGAATGGCATTTTATTGCCATCGCCATCGGTCGCCTTTGCAACCGGTGCATTGCCGGCAAACTCCCGGGACTCGCGGATTTTGCCCTGCAACCATTCCGGCAACTTGGAAAAGTCACCGGACTCGCCTTGCTCAATCTCGTAATACACATGCTCGTTCTGCGTCTCCGACGGCGCCTTCATGCCCTTGGGCAATTTGGAAGCACCGGCAATGGCGCAGTAGTTCCTGCCCTGCTGACTTGTCTTGTGTACAAGGGTCAGCATGGCCGGCTTGCCGAGCAGGTTCTTGAGGCTAAACGCCTGAAGTTCCTTGGCGGTAAACGCCTGACCGCGCCACTGTTCCAGAAGCTTGCGAAGGCTTGCGCGCTCGCCAAGCGACCGGGTCTGCTCGATGGATACGATCATCGGCTTGGTCACTTTCGTGGTCTTGCCGTTCTCGGTAACCTCGCCCTCGATAACCTGATCAGGAAGCTCGAAGGTTAGGCGGACCTTGGGGGACCACTTCTCCTCGCCATCCCAATTGGTTTTCTGGTGACCTAGGTCAACCAAGCTGAATAGAATGCCGACCGTGGCTCCCGCCTCCGGTAACTGACGTTCCGAGTTTTTTGATTCTGCGCTGATGGTTAGTGCCATGTTATACTGTCCTTTCTATTGTATTTTGTTTGGGTTTATTGGGGTTGAAGGTATTACAAATCCCTGCGCCACGGTCGTTGCTACAGGATGGGTAGCCACCACGTCAACAACAAAATTGGGCGGCGCTATGTGGCGTGCAATCTCGCAAAGGTCGTCGGCTTGGACAATGGCCAGCCACTTCTTCTCGCCGTTGCGGCGAAAGAACACTGCTGGGATCTTGCCTTCTGGCGCGTCGGACTTGGCCTGCCGCATCCATTCCTCTGGCTTGACCTGCTGGCAACGCTTGACCTCGCAGTGAAATGGGAAATTCCCACAGACCACATCCCCGCTCCCGCCATCTGGATTGCCAGCGTATTGCTGTGTGCGCCGTGCTTTTTGCCAGCCCTGCTCGCGCAGGTATGATGCAAACTCCCTCTCCCCTGCCGCTCCCTTGCGTCGTGAATTTATTTTTCCCATATGGACTCCATTAAGGTTAGGTTGATGTCTCCGTTCTGGTCTGTGTCAAAATTGATATAGGCGTTGGGGTGTTTGGTGGTAAATTTAACCGCCTCTTCGAAAGCCCTGCTTGTGATGGTGATCGACCTTGACTCGTTGTCCAAGCACATGGACATCACGATCATGTTGAGCATGGATATAAGGTCGCTCTTCCGCATCGCGGAAAGGTCGGAAATTTCCTTGCCCTCCATCCCGGGGACTATGCCAGCCGGGGGGCGTTTATGTCAACGACTTTTTTTAAGCCCGGAATCTTCGTCGAAACACTGTAAAAGGCCCGCCCCGGTCATCTTCTTGGCTATATGCGGGTGCTGCCTTAGCCATTCTGCCGCCTGCTCCACCGAGCTACAATGGGCAACCTTATCCTCGAACAAGCGCCAAGCCTGCTTGGGGGTCAGAGGTCGTTTATGATGCGCCATGAGGAGCCGGTCTTTGGGTGGCATTTCTTCGTCTTTGTCTTGCATTCCTTTGTCTTGAAAATCCAATACAAGTCGGCGTCGAGAGCATAACATATAATATAGTCAACATCGCTGGCCGAATATCGCTTTTTCGCAAAGCAGCCTGTGCCAGTGCAGAATCGGTAGAACACCCTGTTGCGCTCGGTACCCTGTGTTGACTTCACCTGTATGCGAAAGAAGTTCCCATTCTTCTCGGCCACAAGGTCATACCCGGAGAAATCCTCAACCGGGGTAAGCGCGTTGTAACCATTGCGGAATAACGCCGCAATGACCTTGGCGACACCGACCGCCCCAATCTGCCTGTTCCCAAGCCTCATTTCTTTTGTTGACTCCATTTCATTTTTTTATATTCTAGCTCTAATGAAAGCAACCTTAATTCTACTGTTAACAACCTCGGCACTATTCGCATGGGACGGCGAGGAGGAGTCCAACCGTCTCCTCGCCGAGACCAAGGCTAAAACCGAGGCGCTCTACGAAAGCCGCAGAAAGTCGGAAGAAATTACAGCGAACTTCACCGGGTCCATGGTCGGCGGGAACGGCGCCACCCTGAGCCGCAATACCGCAATAACAGGAGACGGTCAGTATGTTTCCTTTGATGGCAGGGGTTTCGCTACAACTGGAAAATACTACGGGCATAGCAGGAATCAGAATTGGGGTAACGCTGAATACGTTGTGAGGTCTGGCAGCATTTACTACGGGTCATCCTTGGTATGGCAAACTCAGGGGGCATTCTTCAGGCTTAACGATGCCAAGCCGTCCTATGTTGTTACTTCGCCCGGGGTATCCGCTTCTATGCGGAAGCCCTGAACTGCCCGAAGGCAGCATTGCGATTCATAACCCGGTTTTCTAGCCCCGGGTAAAACTTCTCGCGCCTTGCGTCCTTTGCCTTTAGTTGGCGCTCGTAATTCAACTGCTCGAGGCTTACCCTGCGCATAAGGTCAGCAGGGTTTTCCTGTTTCAACTTGTCAAGCGTTACGGGACCAAGCACGCCGTCGTCCTTTAATCCCATTGCCCTCTGGAGAAACTTAACCGATCCCGTCGGACCGCGATTAAAGGCTAGATCCTGAAAGAAAGGCCGGTAGGTTTCTGGCAACTTGGATGTAACCGGCTCGGTGTATTTCACGATATAATTAAGCGCATAAGCCTCGCGCTCTTCCGGCGGCAGATCGCGCAAAGTCTTTGCGGCCTCGGGATGATACTTGTCGTTGATCCCGGCCACCTCGTAAGTCCCGCCCATGTCTCCGCTCGGCAGAGGGTAAACGGCTAGATTGCCCTGCTTGTCGCGGCGAGCCTCCCAATTAAGGGTCTTCTTGGCGGCGTCGAAAAGACTGCCGGAGAACACGCCACCACCGGCGTCGGGCATCTTGGGGCCAACAAACGACGGCGAGGATTCGATCGAGCTTCTTATTTGTCTTTGCATAATGTCTCCTTCCAGATCCTTAAACCTTGCAGCAGACCGCATTCTCTCTGCGATGTCAACCTTTTGCTGTGCCTTCTCCCCGCCGGCCCAACTGCCGCTCGCCATGTCCGAAAAACCAAAATACTTCTTGCCTACTTCATCCCTGATGGCGTCGTTGGTAACCCTTTCGTCAATCTTTTGGGGCAGCCTCGATGACAGTTGTGGGGCGGCCATTATCGTCCCTCCACGTCTCGCCTGACCATCTCCTGCTTGAGTTCTTCCGCGAAAGCGGCCATGTCAGGATCATCTGTATCGCTCGCAATCGTGGACAGCGATCCGATAAGCCCCGAAGCCCGGGAGATTGGCTTGTCGATATTGCTTGCCAGCCATTCGACGAATCTAGGATTTGTATAGAGTCTGCCAGCTTGCTTGGCCCCGATAAGAGTTAAAATCACGCCGCTTGCAAAACCAAACTTTCCAGACATAATTCCACCGCCAATAGCCATGGCTGAACCAATAGCTCCACCAGCAGCCGCAGTCCCCGGAGGGTTAGCAAGAACCTGAGAAGCCTTGTCGATCTTGTCTGCAACTACCGCAATTTTCTGCAAATCCTGCTGATATTTACTTCCGAAACGGCCGAATAGAACCTGCTTGGAAGCTTTGTCTAGCTTGTTGTAATTGGTTAGAAAAGTGCGGCTGCTGAATAGCTCGCCGGTTTCGTCCTGCATCCCCGGGGCAACGCGACCCATGCGGTTAATAAAGGCAGATACAACAGCCTTTTGGTCATCCTTCGGAATTGAACGCAGCATCGCTGTAAGTTTTGTCGGGCCTTCGGCAGCGTTGCTAAGGATATTGCGATAAATTTCGTCTGGGTTGCTACGGCTAAGGGTATCCTGAACCATATCCATCCGGTCGTGAAATGCGCGGGTAAAGTTATTTGCCCTATCAAATGCTTGCTTTGTTTTATCGAATCTAGAAACGGCCGAATCAAAATCTTCCGAAAGCGCCTTGTATAGCGCCTTAACCTGCGCCCGTGGGAAGTCTGGCGTGAGGTCAACATTTGAAAGTTTCTCTCCGGCCCAAGACCTAAGATCGCGCATGGTCGAAAGAGGTATTTCGCCTGCCTCGTTTTTGCCGCCTGCAATCGCGTCCTGTATCGACATTAACTGCTTATTGCCAAGCTCGGTCCTAAGCTCTGGCGTATCCCTAAATCTTTGAAGCACGTCATCAAGCGCTTGCTGCGTGCGAGTAGGTTGTATGCGCACAAGAGCCGGAGGGATTAAGGAATCGGCCTTGTCGTAAAGCGCTTTTTGCGTGGCCCTTGCACGTGGCACAAAAACTTCTGTGAATCCCTTCTTGGCGCCACGACCAACAATATATGGTTCTTTAACTTTTGAAATCTGACCGCGAAGTTCTTGTACCCTTTCGCCAATCTCCTGTTGTTGTGTAAATGCCTTTTCCCGCATTGTAGCAAGGGCGGTGGGGAATCTTCCGGCCGTGCTTTCAATTTGCTGGATATTGGCGGAACCTGTCATCTGACCAACAGAAGGAGTTGTCCCTGCTGCCCTAAACTCTTCAAGAGTCTTGGCAAGTTCTGCCTGAGATTTCCCACCCCTAAATAGCCGTATCGCGGCTGCGCGAGTAGGTTCTGTCGCACCAGCCAAAGACATTGCAGCAGCAGGTAGCCTGCTAACACCAAACTCTTTGGCTTTTCTACCAACTTCTGCCATACGGGCAGCGGAACCCGGCGCCAATCCGCCAACCAGCGTTGCAGCAGTCTGACCCACGGGGCCGACATCCTGCTCTTCCGCAAGCGCACCTGCGGCAGCACCAGAAGCTGCTGAAGCACCCTGAACCACCGGAGAGCGGGCAAGCTCCTGACCAACTGCACGAAGAGCGGGGCTTTTAGCTGCTGCTGTAAGCATGCGTCCAGCCTGTACCCCCGGGATGGCTGCGGTCGCACCCTGAATGACCCTTTCCTGCAAGCGCTCTGCGCCAGTTTCAGGCCTAGGCAATCCAATGGCGTTTTTAGCTTCTTCCAAAATATCGTTAACGCTTCTTGCGTTCGGATCTCCGCTGAGAGCTTTGTAAATCTCTGATCCAATGTTTGTGATGAGACCCGCAACTCCACCCGCCTGTGCGCCAGCACCCGGCGCTCTCAATGGAATCCCGGCAATTGTTCCAGCAGCCATTCCAATGGTCTCAGGCGTTGCGGCAGCCCTAGCCATAAGGCCAAGCTGTCTCGCAACTCCTTCGCCAAAGGTGCGGTCCCTTGCGCCATCCATCGGCTCAGAGCCTGCGCGAGCCTCTTGCTCAGGAGCAGTTTCTTGTCCTGTGAGTTGGGCGATTTCTTGTTCGGTTGCCTCTCTTAAAGCCATAAATATTAGTCTGGGAGTAGTTGCAGGATTCTGCCATTAATATTTATATAATCGTAGTCTTTTTTGCCGGCAGCCCTAGCGGCAGCCTCGTTTGGATAAGTCGCAAGAGTTGGGGCTATTTGCTCGCGTCGCGGTGCGCTTTGCCTTGGCTCCTCCACCCCCTGATCCCAATTCTTTAATTTCACAAAATCACTCGCAAGGCGCGGACCCGCTGTTTCCAAGTCCTCTGGATCGGAGTATGCATCAAACACTTGCTGCAGATTGTTGACCTCGTATCCCGCAATTCTTGCGCGCCCTACAAAATCCTTCTTAACAATCCTGCTCATTTCCTGCAACCGATCTCTGGCAAAAACGTTGATAAAGTCGGTGGGGTTTCTGATAGCGTCCAATAGGAATGCCCGCTCCGAATCCGTCATCGGACCTCCTCCAGTTACTGGCACCCTAAGTGCGGCAACAAGCGGAGTCCTGATCAGGTCGGCCCTTTGCTTAATTCTTGCAAGTTCAATTCCCTTCAGATTCCCCTCAAGCGAGCTTTTGGTAATCCTGTCAGCTTCATCCGCAAGAGCAAGCAGGCTATTGATTCCCGTCATGGTATTAACCATTTCTGCGGTTCTGCTTCGCATGTCAACGGCAGCTTTCTCGTCCCGGGCCAATCCATTCAAACCGGGAACTTTGAGCGTATTTTCAAGCTCGCGCCTTGTTTGCAGATTAAACCAAGGCTTGATTAAATTTCCAGCAGCAGTTTTTGCCGCCGCCTCTTCAGGGGTGCTCGAGTTCTTAATGTCTGCATCAAGGTCTCCAATCAACTTGGTTGTCTCTTGATAGCGTCTCTTGGCTACAGCGGTTGTATCGCTTGCCGGAGCGGAGCCGTAGAATTCTCCAAGATTAACCGATCCTTCAAGACCTTCGCGCTGCTTGCGTATTGCCTCAATTTCTCCACCCATTCTCGCAATTCTTGCGCGGGCAATATCCTGCTCCTCAAGCAACTTTTGACCGGTTGAAATAGCAATGTCTTCCGGCATGACCGGTCCGGCAGATCCGGCAGGCAATGGAGTTGCGGCAGCCCGGACATTTTCAGCCCGAGTCCCTAGCCTTTCAAACAGCCCCCTTTGCGATGCTAAATCTTGTTCTGCTCTAAGAGATCTTTCGGCGAGTTCTCCGGCTCTCTGAATTTGAGCCTCTGGGCTTTTGTTTCGCTCCTCCATCAGTTTATACGCAACAAGCTCGGCATCCATCGCGGCCTTATTGGCTTCGGCCTGACGCTTCGCCTTATACGCATCGCTCTCGTAGAGCGTAATGGGTCCGTATGAAATTCTGTCGGCCATGATATTAGGACATCTTGAACGGAGTCAAAAGACTTCCAATACCAGAAGCAACCTGCCCGAAGGCTTGGAACGGACTTGTGTAGGTGCTGGCAATCGCACCGACCTGAGATCCATACATGCTCGCTTGCGCATTCTGCATCGTGTTATAGATGCTGGCCGCATTGCCTGCAAGCTGAACCGGAATCTCAGGGCTTGCGGTTTGATAGAACGGAACCTGATTGGCCTGCACGTTGAACTGTCCGGGTTGGGCTACGTTTGCGTTGATATAGTTCTGGAACTGCGCTTGCTGTTGGCCGATGCGCTGCTGGGCGAGGTTTGCCAAGCTTGGGCCACCCGCCAAGAAGCCGGAAGCAGCGCCAAGACGCTCGCGGGTTAGCGCATCGCGGAAGGCGAGATCGCGCTGCAAGGCACCGCCGGTGGTTTCGCCTGAAGCCAAGAACTGCTGCGCCGCCCCGAAACGCGCAAGCTTGCGTTGTTCCCCGGCGGCACC